ATGTTTGCTACTTGTCCGTCGGCGACCATCCCGGTAAAGGCTGCGTCGTGATTCAGACCGTAGCTGGTTGCAGTAATAGCCATCTATGTCACCCTTATTTAAGTTTGCCAGTCTGACGCAGCAGTGCTTCTTGCGCGCGGGACAGTACAGGTTTTGCGTCGGCTACCGGCTGTTTGATGTCTTTAGCACCATCTTTAGCCAGTTGCTCAAGCTGTAAGTCTACCACAGGTTTCACCGGTTCTTCTACAGCCATATCGAAAGCGGCTTCAACATAGGCGGCAGATTTGTCGGCCCAGTCAACAGACGGACGTTTAACGGCGAGAGCGGCGCGTTTGATTGCAATCGGGTCCATGCTGTCACAGGTGAATTCATCGCCAGCAACTTTACGCGCTGAGGTGGTAACACGTGCAATTGCTTCCACGCGTGCTTTCAGGGCTTCGTCGCTGCATTTGGTGGTCAGGTCAGCAACCTGTTCCATTGCTGCGTCGAGTTGAGCCTGTGCGGTTTCTTTGGCGGCTTCGGCGTCACTGACACGCTGTTCTAAGCGTTTGAACGCGTCTACTACCGCAGCATCCGCCACATCGACTTTTAGCCCGGTGTCAGTGGTGATTTGATACATGGGTTTTTTCTCCATATTATCGAATATACGCGCCATTGCACCCGCACGAGCACGGTCAACAATTGCAACGTGGTTAATTTTAATCTGGGTCTGTCGGAAGTCATACGGTTCACCTTCCGGCGTTGTCCCCAGTGTGTCATCATACACCGCCGTGTAACCGGCTGACAACTCACACTTACCGGTTTCGACAGCCTTAATCGCGTCTTTATCCTTGATAACCATATCCACAATGACAAAATCGCCGTCCTGACGACCGATACTCGTTACAACGCCAACGGAAGTATTACGGTACGTGGAAGCATTGACAAGTGTGGGAGGATGGTTATTCGTGACATCTGCGCCGAGATAGCTCTGAAGTGACGCATCGTTAAACACTTCTTCGGCGGGACGGTACACACGGATAATGTCGTTCGGTGCGCGGTCTTTCAGTCCCAGTTCTGAAGCAAGATATTCCTGAATACCAGTACGAGCGGCTTTACCCGGCACACGCAGAAATCCCTCATCCGTGTAAACACGCTGGGAGTTCAGTGCGAAACTTTTACGGTCATTGTGTGTTACGGTGATTTGCATGTTGACGAACCCGTCAGAGTATGCCATAGTGATAATCGTTAAACACATAATACATATATTTCAAAGGAGATACAACATGACCGACGTAGTTAACCACCCGTCACACTACACACAAGGCGGTATCGAGTGTATCGACGCTATCACTGCTGCCCTGGGTGAAGAACAATACGAGGGGTACTTACGCGGTGCTTGCATTAAGTACCTATGGAGATATAAAATGAAATCTGGAGTTGAGTCATTGAAAAAATCAGAGTGGTATCTGAAAAGGTTAATTGAACTGAATGAAGAGATTGAATCCAGAAACAAATAGACCTTACATTTTAGGAGAGTACAACCCGGACACGGGGTTGTACTTCAGAACGTATGTAAAAACCATCGTTAAATCTGATGGGTAATTTAAAGAGGCGTGGTTATCCCATGATGCTCTCGAAAAATTCACAGCGCGACAAAAGTTATCTGCCAGAAAATGTCAAATCAGACGTAATGAGGAGAATCGTAAATGGATTAATGACTATAAAATATCAAAAGGATGTAGCGTTTGTGGGTATAAATCTCACGCTGCTGCATTAGATTTTGACCATTTAGAAAGATTAGATAAAAATTTCACAATTGGGACTCGTGCGGGTGGATTGTCGAAAGAGAGGCTCCTTTCTGAAATTGAGAAATGCAGAATACTCTGCGCCAATTGTCACAGGGTGAAAACTTTCGAGAATAATGAACACGGAAGAATAAGAAACGATAATTTACTAGAGAGTGCAACAATCGAGAGTCGAATCGAAAAATCGAAACAAATCAATAAGTTCAGAAGTAAATTTTACACGACGAAAACGAAAAGTAGACTGAAAAATGTATACCTTTCAAAATCAGGATTGTACTTCGTGAGAAAACAAATCGGACTGGTAAGAACGTGCGCAGGGTGCTTTGACAACATATTCGATGCGGCCTGCTGCTTGATCAGTGAACTGTCGGAGGATAAGTGATTATGGCAACCATCCCACGTTACCCGACCGGGACACTTGTGAAGTTGTTCCCCGATGGTGTCGTTACTGGCACTGTCGAAAATGTGATTACGGATGAGCCACCGCGCTACTATGTACAGTGGGACGATGGTAATTACAGCTGTCACGCACAGCGCGATTTGAAACGAGTGGGGACATTGTATGGCAGACTGGATTAAGTGCAGTGAGCGGATGCCGGAGCAATATCAGGAGGTTTTAGTTTGCTCATATGATGGCAGTAGATATATCGCAGCACTGAATCGAGAAATGAATTGGGACGATGGTGATTTCTTTGACGATATCCAGAACATAACACACTGGCAACCATTGCCGGAGCCGCCACAGGAGTGACGTTATGGAATATTTACTCCTTTGTGTCGGCGTTGTGATTTGGGTCGCATATTTAAGTTGACGAGTTCGTCAGGGATGACGTATACTCAGTTTATCAACAACAGAGAGTGTGAGACAAAATGAACACATTACTTCCCGGTTACGACCGCCCCGTATCAGAGGCGCGCATTGTCGATAAAGAACTGTTAAAGGCCGCACAACAGCTTGCACGTAAGCATGAAGGTTGGGCGCTCGCTAACGCTGTGTTACGTGAGGCGTATGGAAAATGAACTATAAACCCGTCAAAGCGGTAATGCTCCGCAACAATGACAAATTTATCGATGTGGACGGTGTTATCACCGTGACAAATTTCAAACTGAACTTCCGCGAAGATATCGTGACATTTACCGCGACCAAAGAGGATGGTTCAGTATCTGAGCGCTGGATAGCGATAGACCGACTTGTCGATAAGGTTACTTCTTAGCCTTATACCGCTCCACTGCTGCCGCTGTGACTGGTCTCGCCACGCAGCGGCAGTTTATTGGCTGACCCGGGAATGTCGGTACACCATCAACAACCGGTAAGTCATCCCAACGGAATACACCTTCACCGAATCCCACATCGCGTTTTGCAACCTCAACATGACTATGACGTACCCGTTCATCCTGTGACGTTACCCATTTGAAATACTCAATACCGCTGTTCGTCTGACGAATACGGTTCATATCACCCTGTATTTTACTGGTCTGGTCCCGGGCGATAAGTTTGGCGCGACGTTCCGTAATACCAAATTGTTTAACGAGTGCCTCCTCGATGTAACTGGGGCGCATACCGTTACGCATGTTGGTCATGACGATGTTCTGCACCTGCTCCAGATACTGAGCCGGAATGGACTGAATAAGTTTAGCGTTCTGATATGATGCGGCGCTGAGATATTCCTGTAACTGTGTATCACCGCCGTACAGATTGATAGCGAATGAGCGGGCGTTATCCTTTGCCGCAGTCTGTACAAACTGTGACGCAATGGTCTCAGCCTGGCGACGAGCAAATGCACCAAGCCACCGTGTGAGTAACTGGTTAATTGCGGAGGTGATAGTGTCACTCCATCCGTCGGCGGTGTACTCCGGCGCAAGCTGTTTCAGCAGTGGCACGATACTGGCGTCCACATCCTCACGAACAAGCTGGGCAACCTGTTTCAGCTGGCGATAATAATTTAGCTCTGTTTGTCGTGACATGCTTGACGTCCTCGTCAGTATGGTGTAGAGTGTACATATTATCACAGGAGAGACAAAATGACATTACTGGAACTATTGCGTCAGGAATTACCAAAGCGTGGCGGTTGGCCGGAGGGTGCTGAAAGAGCACGGCAGGATGATGACCGAGAAATATGTTTTGAGGGTGAATGCGGCACATCATACGATTTTCATGCGGAAATGAGTGATGACAGCCTGCGATGGTTAAACAAAAATAACCGAGCAACAAGTAACCTGTATGTCACTCGTGAACAATATACTTCCACACTCCGCACCGAAGCAGAACGCGCGATTGATGAAATGGTTCGGTTGTCCGGCGTGTCAATCGGTGCGGTTAAGAGTCTGTATGATGCGGGGTATCGGAAAGTATAACTACATGTCCCGGCGCAAGTCGGGATTTTTTTAATTTAGTGTTGACGAGTCCGTCAATGAGGAGTATAGTTAGTTCATAGACAACGAACTGAGGAAATACAAAATGATGACTTCAACAGACAAAGTAGCGATCAAAGAAACATTGGTCAAATCTGGCATTGCTCACCATGAGATTATGGTTTTCGGTCTGGACAGAATTTATGTTTCTGTTACTTGCAAATCTGAAACATCTGCTAAAAAATTTGCTGCGATTCTGAAGAAGTCATTCAAACGCTGCGATGTGGTCATTACTCCCACAATTTGGGAAGCAAAAGTAAACAAAGGTCTGATGCAGAATCCTTCGATGATTAACGGTTTCAGCGTCGGTACGGTCTATCGTTAACAGAGGTCACAAATGTTTAAAATCAAAAATGACGAAATGGGGAACGTTGTTGCTGAGTTTCAGGACTCAGAAGGGCGTGACTGTATAATTGATTTCTTCGGCGAAGATGGCTGTCAAATGAATATCGGTGACGGTTATGCGGTTTTTGACACATCTGAAGCCATTGAGTTAGCCGAGTTAATTATTGAAAAATTAAGTTAAATAACTGGCCCGTTACTGGGCCAGTTTTGCCATTATCTCATCGTGTGACAGTCCGTCAGCCACATATCCGTTGTAGCGTATCCAGAATGCATCCGTGGTCTGCTCGTCAGGCTCTGGACGTTGCACAGTGGACATCTCTTTCTCAGTCTCCGACTGCTCATCAATCTGACCGTCTTCAAACTGATACTCTTCGGCGGCTTCCAGATTGCGCTGCACCTGTGACACGGTGATAACACCCTCAGCAAGATACAACATGTCCTTGTCAGCGCGGGTTTTAGCAGCTTGTGCAATCTGCAACCCGTTAGGCTGTGCGAGTGGATTCCACACATAGTTAAATTCGTCAGGCCAGTAACCCAGTGCGCTACGTACCAACACCTCATCAAGCTGACGTAATCCCGGGTCAACCTGTGTCAGCTGTTTAGAGCGGATAGAGTTGTTGTAGTTGTCCATGTCCCCTTCACCAGTGGCGTTCATGCCCTTAGCGGAGGTACCGAACAGGCGCGTAACAGGAATGTCAGCTGCACCACTAATCCAGGTCATGAACGTCTCAAGCACTGGTGCAACACCGCCCAGGTCGAGCGTCTTACGTTCATACGTTTCATCACCGTCCAGCAGGGCCATTTGCACCAGTGACTTCATCTGACTGAACAGGGTGTAACGCGACACGATTGCGTCATCCTGGTCACTGGCTAACTCATCAGACAGTCCTTCACGTTTGACCACATCAACGTTAGCTTCCTGCATCAGTTCCGCAATACCGTCTTTCGACGCAACCATGTCCATGATGTCATCGAGGCACACGCGTAACTCACTGTCACCCCATCCCTGAGTCTGGACCATCTGGCGACGAGGGATACGTTTGCCATTGAAACGCGCAAAATGGGTCCAGTGGATTTGCTGCCCACCGCCGGTAATGGTGTAATACTCCGGCATCATGTAGTTAGGTGCCAGAATGTCCCAGGTGTTCATCGTGAGCGGTGACATGTCATGACGGTCAAACACAATACAACGTTTCAAATCACCCTTACGAATTCGGCGCACGTCGAGCGGCTTTGACAAGTCCTGACCGGTCAGCATGAGAATACCGCCGCCGCCGTACAGACGTGCCCATGTGATAGCCTCCTGCACGTTGGCAGCGACCATCAGCCGGTCTTCTTCGATACGGATGTCATCGGCTTCCTTGCACTTGATGGTGCGCCACTCACGGCACATATCTTCTGCGGGAATTTCCACAATCTGACGAGCCAGCCAGTTAGTCTGGTAAGCTGCGTCGAGTTGTTGCCAGTTGGACAGCGCAGCATACTGGAACATGTTGTGGGAGCGTTTCGCTTTCCATGTTCCAAGACCGGACACGACGTTTACCAGCCCGTCGGTGGTCCGGGCATGGAGGTTTTCTTTCTTAGCCATCAGCAATTAAACTCCACTTTGACAGTGTCCAACGGCTGATTAATCTCGTCCATCACGCCGACAATCGAAATTAACGCGACCTCTGATGAACTGACAGCGAGCCATTTGAACGGGTTTTTACGGTCGAAACAAAACCCAATTGCAATCTCGGTTAGCAACGGTTCGGAGTGTGACAAGCAATCACGGATGATTGAGCCATTTTTTAAATATAAATCAAATTTGAAATATTTAACTACGTTCATAGTATCTCCGAAACGGTTGCTTTGCCATTGTGGAGCATTTGACTAATTGCATCACACATTGGGTCAATCTGGTCATCATGAGCGTGTGTGTCATCGGCGGTGAACGCTTCACACTCCGTAACGAAGTCATGAACCCATGGGGCATCTTCGGGTATCTTAACATATCCTGACTCAATGTAACCCTGTACGTCCATCACGCGGGTTAATTTATTTGCTGCCGGTCCACGTGGTATCTCTCGCACGGGTATCACAGGCTTAATTTTGCGGCGAATCTTCTGGATAAGTTCCGTACCGGATGATTTATCTTCGACAGCCATGTAACGCAAACGACCGTTTTTGTCATTGCGGTGTTTGTTCCAGAAGTCGGGAATTTTTACCTCAAGCTCATACGCTTCGAACTTGTCACGCATGATATCGAGGAGATACAGATATCCATCCTCACCGAGTCCCCACAGTTCAGCAACCTGATAGTCGTTGTGCTCTTTAGCTTTCTGCGCTGTATCGATGAATACTGCTTTGTATTTCAGCTTTGGTACAACGGTGTAACGTCCGAACCATGACCCCTTCAGAATGCCGCCGCCGAGCGGTGAGGGACGCTGCTGCATCTGACCGGAGAACATGTACGAGTTTTTCTTCTGCATCGCCTTGA